CAGATAAATTCATAACTGTTATTTAATAATATTAATTTCGTCTGGTGTTGTTGGTTCTAATTCGATGAATGATTTAATTTCATCTATAACATTCTTAGTTCTATCAATCAACTCCAGAAAATCATTAACATTCCCTCCTCGTTTCACTAATAGATCCATATTGGTCATATTACCGTCTATTTGTTCCAATCGTCTTCTAATTGTTTCTCTATGTCTCATATTATAGTCTTTATTTCTTAACCCGTAGTTATAATATAACTTGAGAAAGTTAGAAGGCCAAACTTACTTTAAAAAAAGTTCTACTTGATCCTGAATCTTTTTTAAGATCGCGCATTTTTCGTATTCTTCAACGAAAACAAAGTAGTCAATACTTTTTACAATATAATTAACTAAACGTTTTGATGCCCTACTTTCCAGGGAATCTAAATGTGAATTATTTGTTAAATCTAAATCTTTAATATATTCAAAAGCTCTATTAAATACTATATATTCTCCAGCGTCTTTTATATCCTCTAAATCTAAAACTGGAGACGCATTTTTAAATAATTGCAATATTTTTACACAATAATTTTCATAATTTAGGATTGTTTTCTCAAACATTCCAACCCAATATGCAGGATGATCTTTAAAATCTATATAAACAGTTCCTGGGAATCCCGTGTCTTGAGATTCTTCAAACATGTTAAATATTTTATTAACGTTAATCATTTTAAGTCGTTTATAACCGTTATATAAAGTTTATATTAGTGAGTTAATGTTAGGGTCGCATCAGTTGGCGACCCCAACATCACTCGTTTAATATAAGTTAACTTCCTATTTCAAAATGCATCCAATCATAATTCTTCTCTACACCTAAATTTACAAATCCATGTCTGTAAAATATATCAATCATTGGTTTGTAAGCAGGTTTTGCAAATTGAGCTGTCTTAGATGTAGCTTTTAATGAATTTTTAGCAGGATCTAAGTCAATAGCAATCCCCCAAGAATGTCTTGACCAATCACTTCCTCCCCTCATTTTACGAAAAGAAAAACAACCTCCAAACAGATCAATACCTAATTTTTGAAGTTCTGCTAATCCATAATGAGTTAACAAATCAGAAAAAACAGCAGATAATTTATCTTTAATCAACCTATGGCATCTGATTTTAGATACTGTAGTATCCTTATCCCAAGATAGTCTCATTGGGTAAGGTAAATTTAAAGTTACCAAGTAGTCTGAACCATCATCATCTGGCTTACCGTATTTTTCAATTATCTGCTGTGTTGTTAACATTACTCTTCTGTTTTATCTTCGTTAGACTTAGATTTATTAATCCATTTGTCAACTGACGCTATACCAAATGAACCTAAAACCATTACCATGAAACCATCAAATACAATTTTGTTTACTACAAACTCTTTACCCATATAACCTGTGATGATATCTACACCAAAGGCTATACAAAGAAAAAGGAAAGCTATAAAACCAACAACACTTTTTTCATTGATAGTGTTATTATCATCAAATAAATGCATAAAAAATTTTTTCATAATAGTTTGGTTTTTGGGAATAAATATATTATTTTACAATACATATTGTGGTTATTTGAATTTCCAAATAAATCCATAACCAGTTGATTGTCTTCCTGAAGCACAATCTTGGATACCTTGACTTTTACCACCAAATAATACTCTACCCGCCTCAGTACAGCTAGGATATTCTTGGATAAAATTACCATGTAAATCATATTGAAATACAGGTTTAGATTTACTTGGGTGATTTAGTATCTTAGTCCATGTTTTCCTTTTCCCAGTTCCTTTTCCTTTTCTGTTATTTTTTTGTCCTTCAGTCCATTTATAATTTCTTGACCCAGGATTAACCCATGTTATTACTCTATTTCTAAATATTTTTTTATGTTTATTTTTTTGTTCTTCATCCCAAAATTCACACCCACTACCACCCTTCATACGTTTATTTTGGAGATCAAAACCCCATTGTCTAAACTGTTCTATCCAATAACTTTCTAATGGTTCCCAATCTTTTCTGTCTAAAGATTCTATTTGATCTATAATTGTATAAACTATTTGTTTTCCATAAGTTTTTTTATGGATACATTTTCTTTGATTAGGATTTTTTGTTTTACCCACATAAACTTTATTAGGATTTTCGTAGCAGTTCTCTACTAAATAGATGTACGTAATATTTATCATCGCATTTTATTGTTTGGCGATAATAAATATGCAAAAGGAGCGCTTTTTTTGGCGCTCCTTATTTATTGTTTATTTTTTTGTTTATTTTAGAAGAGCATAGAACTCTTTGAAGTGTTTGATGCGGTCAGCAAGGCCTAAAGTCCCACCATTCACTCTTTTAGTTACAGCAGTAACTGTAGCATCATCAGCTCCTTTAGAGGCAATTTCATTTAATTTATTCTTGGAAAAGAACCAAGCTGCTGAAAGTAGAGGATACTTAGTAGCTACTAGATCTGGATTTGCTAAGATATCATCTTCAACAAATTTATCAAATTCAGCATAGTTAGCTTTACCGGTTAATTGAATATAACCTCTACCTCTAAACTTAAATCCTTCTTTAGACGCTTCATCACCATTACCCATGCGTGAAGCATAAACACGAGAAGCAATAGCCTCAGGTTTACGAGCATAAGACTCATTTAGATTTCCAGGAAAGTACTTAGGAAAGATCTTCTTTAATCCATCAGCAGAATAATTCAAGTTTTCAGAAACTGCTTTAAAGTTACCACTTTCGTGACCACACTGAGCCAAGAAATGAGCTAACTCCAAAGGAGTATCAATTTTAAACTTTTCCATTACAGAAGGAATCTGAGCTAGAACTCCGTCGGGAATATGTCCCTTTAATTTGTTAATGTCCATAATTTATTATTTAATTTGTAAACTGTCCCAATAATTGTTTAGTTGACAAAACTTTTCTAGGATCATCTGATATTAATTCAAACGGACCTATATATTTCTTATAAATACCTGAGTTGATATAATAGTACTTCCACTTAGCTGGCAATGTTAGTATCATTTGATCAGTAGTGGTTATCCAAGTTGCTTTTCCTGTTACATGGTCAAACCCATAAACTTCAACAAGATCTTCTTTGTTTTTTATAAATTGAAAGTGGATAGAATCTAAGTGTTGAAAGTATTTTACTTCTTGCAAATTTAACACAGTTAATAAAAATGTGTTTTCAACTGTATCTAAAGTTCTACAAGCTAGAGAACTAGCCATCCTTACTTTGATAGTATCGGTTCCCTTTTCCCAAGCTGAGTCAGTCCAAGTAGTTCCAGTACCCTTAAAGACACCATCTTTAAACCATCTATAAGTAGGAGTAGCTCCTCCATTTGTGGGACTAGCAGTGAATTGAATAACTGTTTTTCTAGTAGCAGAAGGATTACCTAAAATAGTAACAGAAGGAGCTACAAGAGGAACTATTGATATATTATCAATACCCCAATCTCTCAAAGAACTAGAAGATATAAAAGTAAATTTTAAAGTAGCAGTATTTGTAGTTCCATTCCAAGGGATATTAACTTTGATTCCTTTCTTCCATGTTGAGTAACTCCAAGTAGCTGTTGAAATACCTACTGCTGAATTGTAAAGAGCAACAGTTGCTCCAGATCCCCCGTTTGCATTTGTTAGTCTAACATATCTAGTACTACCTAAATAGATATCCAAATAAGAAGTTCCGGTGTTTGGACTTTGTGGATAAGCATCTAATGATAATTGTAATGTAGTAGATCCTGCTAAACCTGTAATAGATTGAGTTAAGTCAGATCCAGATGAATTATCTACTTGATTATTGACAGAATAAGTAGAGTTACCTGCTCCATAATTTTGAGATCTACCCCAACCAGATCCCTTAGTCCAACTATTCCATCCATTTTCAAAGTCACCATTTTGAACAACATTAGTACATTGAGCATTACATTGACCTGATACTAAAACTGAGATTAATGTAAAGAATAGAGCTAGTCCTAATTTCATAATTATCTTATTATTAATTTTGTTGATACGTTGTAGCCAATTGTATAGCTTACTGAGTTGATTAAGCTTCTGTAAATAACTTGTTTCCATTTTGTTGATTCATATAAAGATATAGGGAATGATAATGTAAGTGTAGTAACTCCAACTCCCTTAGATAAATGCCATAGATCTGATCTGAACCAGAAATTACCAATTCTAGTTTCCCTATCCCAGCTACTTGGGCCAGTTTGTCCAAAGTGATCCCAAAAGGTAGTAGGCATATTAGGAAAAGTATTTTTAAATTCAAAAGGGTGATTAACTACTTCACTATTAACACCATACGATAATCCACTGATGAAAGCAAGTCCTCCTCCAACTAAAATTCTAGTTTTAGTGAACTGATCAAAGCTTGTTGCAAACAATTTAACTCCATTCTCAGTTTCTTTCATTTGAACTTTGAAATCTTTATCAAAAGGTAAAAACTTAGCTTGTTCTCTTATAGAATCATAAGTAACATACAACCCCAATTTAGCTGCTTCCTCTACTTTACTTTTGTAAGCAAGTAACTCTCTACGTAAAGAATCAGTTACAGTTAAAATACTATCAGTAGTAACGTATTTTACAATTACAGAATCTCTATATTTAACTAAAGTGTCTGTAACTACTTTAAACGAATCAAGAGCTTGTTTTTGTTCCTTAAACGTTTTATTAATGTACTCCGATTGATCAATAGAAAGAATAACAACAGAGTCACCTCGATATACTTTTGTTTGTGGATATTTATTTTTATTTAATTGGGCCGATAGGGATCCTACGACCATTACCATCAAGATCGTGAAGATCGTTCTTAACTTGTTGAAGTTCATCATTTAGTGTTTTAATCTGATTTTTGAATTTATCTTCCGTACTTGTCTTAGTGGAGTCTATAGCGTTGTTAACACTGTTTCTTAGAGCGATATTGAAACTATCAAGTTTGTTTCCTGCCATACTAGTCAAAGCAACATTTTCCACTTTTAAAGCTTCATTTTCACTCCGGAGAGCTTTATTCTCATTGAATAGAGATATATTCTCTTTTACAACTGTGATATGTTTGTCACCTGCGAAACCTACCTGGAAAACAACGAACCCAACCGTCCCACATAAAGCTAAGACAGCGTACAACAATTTCGACTTCATTCTTTATTTTTTATTACTAATAACAATCATATCACGAAGTTCAAGATAAGCTTTTCGATTAGACTCAACTAAGTTTTTAATCTCAGTGTGGTCATTATCTATATAGCTATCAAACTTCTTTTCAAGTTCATCGACCTTAGTATTTAAACGCTCTTCAGTCTCAAGTTGACGTTGAAGTAATTTCCAACAAGCCCAACCTAAACCTAAAGTAGCAATACCAAGTACGCCGTATTGGATTAATGAATCAAATACACCGGCGGAGGGTACAGTTTGTAAAAGCATTATTTATGCATTTTTGCTTTTAGTAATTCTTCCCTAAGATCTTCGATTTTCTTTTTAAGCTCTTCATTTTCTTTAAGCTTCTTCTGAACGAACATCCATGATACATAACCTAATGCCAAAACGATAAGTCCCAAAGCACCGTAATCGGTTAACTTTTCAAAAACTCCAAATTGAGAGGCTTGAGTAGCCACAGCAGTTGAATCTAATAGTACCATAATATTGAATGTTTTATATTCATAAATATGAAAAAAGGTTTCCCTTTTGAGGAAACCTTGCCTAATTAGGAATTTTTCTTATTTTGAGATTATTAATTTCTTATTATTTATAAAATACACACCATCAGGTAAATCTAATTCTAAATTATTAACACCCGGTGTAGTTTTGAATTTATACCTCATATACCCCGTCATATCCGTTATTATAACGTCGGTCATATTATTTACAACAATGGTTACAACTCCATTATTTGGATTGGGATAAACGTTTATATAATTAGTTAAATTATTAACACTCTGAATTGTTTTTAATCTATAATCTGGATTAGTAAAATTGTAAGGTCTTACTAATAAAGTAGTAGCTACTATAGTGTCATTAGAATTTCCTAAGAATTGTAGTACATCAAATGTACTTGTTGAGCTTCTTTCACCTACTCTTGTTTTATAGTTTGTGATTAAATTATTATTAACAACCAGTGAGCCATTATTAGCATTTGCCTCGCAAGCAACTCCATCAATCATAACTCCAGTAGCCCAATCTGAGATGATTGAATTGATGATTTTAATTTGAGAGTTTCTTCTAATACGAGCTCCTCTTCTAAAAGCAGGGTGAACTGTTGAATTATTATTTCCTCTAAAAGGACCAATCATTGTGAAGTTTGAAAATGTAACATTCGTAAAAGGTTGTAATGTTGAACCATTGGCATCGTTATCCGATTCAAATCCTTCAGAAGTTGAACCACCCGAAGGCAAAGAATATGAATTATCAGCAATTTGAGGATCACGAACTGATAAGCCATATTGTACAAATCCATGATATCCAAAGTCTGTATCAAAGTCATCGTCAAGGTTTCTATAAGAAACTAAGTATTTACAATTTACTGATCCACCATACCATTCAAAAGCATCGTCATTAATAAATGAACATTGGATGTGATCAATTTGAGTACCTCTACCCACACCACCCATAGTTAATCCATTAATCTCTTTGTTTTGAGCAAACACATAACCTCCATATTCAATTCGAACATATGAAAGAATACCCGAGTTGTCATTATCATCTGATCCTCCATATTGGTGGTCTGATACAGCAGCTAATCCTTCAATGTATCCACTACCTTGATTCATGGTTGCTTTACCTAATAAAATTACACCACCCCAATCACCTAAACCTCTAGATCCTACAGGTTTGTTAGAAGTGAACACAATAGGATTAGTTGAAGTACCTTGGGCAATTAATTTACCACCTTTCTTAACAATCAAAGATGAATTTGCTATCAAATCATTTCCTCTAATGATAGTACCAGGCTGAATAGTCAAGATAATCCCAGAATCAACATATACGGTACCGGATAATAGGTAAGTGTTGTTGGATGTCCAAGTTGTGTTTTGAGTAACGTTTCCTGTAATGGTAATGTTAGTTGTAGGGTAGGTAGTTGAGTCGGGAGACCAATTACACCAACCATCGGTCCACATTGGTTGATTAGGAGCAAAGGCTCCTTTGTAATTTGTTGAATCGAGAAATTGAGCATTTGAAACAAATGACACCAAAACGGCAATTAAAAGTAAAATTTTCTTCATAAATGTTTTTTATTAATAAATAAAGAAAAATGGGTTTACAGTTAGTAAACCCAAATTAATTAGTTAATAAGTTTGTATGACTTTAATATTAACCTTTTATCACATGTTTTGTAGCATCTTTAGGAATCATTTTACTTTCCAAAGATTCAATACGTGTTTCAATTTTAGACATCTGCTCATAAGCATGTCTTTCCATAGCATCCAAACGAGAACTAATAGAACGATCTAAATCTTCTCTCATTCTCCAAGTACTATTACTTTGATCTTCTAATTGCCGGATAGCGAAGTCGAGACGTTCGTTAACCATTTTAAACTTAGCACGGTATTCAATTACCATAATGAATGCGTACATTATTATTCCAACTAATACTGTACAAAAGGCTCCCACCCAAAAAAACATTTGTTCCATATTTCAATTTTTAAATATCCCATTCCATTAAAGCCATAGCTGCTGCTTCTGCTACATCAATTGTAGGATCGTTTTTGATAATACAAACAAGCTCGGCTGTTACTTCTGCTTCTAAACCATGTTCTGAAGCCGCGTTAAACATTTCAAGAATAACATCGTATTCTTTTACTGGTAATTCTCTAAATTTATCCATAACATTTATTTTAGAGGATAGATTGGGTATCGAACCCAAAATAGAAACCAACCCTGCCCGAGCATTTGTCCCTACGTTACCGTAACCTATCCATATTTCCCCACCTTGAGATTACAGGTGAGTAGTTATTTCGGTTTTTTATGCTGTTCCAAAACCTGCGAGGCATCCCTCCTAAAAACAGTCAATCCTTACTTGGAGGAGAGCGGATAAGCTAACCTTAGTTCCAATGTGTAGTCATTAAAGCTGATACCACAAATCACTATCCATTGTTAAATGAGTCTTGGATTAAAGACTGCTGAGTATCTCTTACTCATTGTAGTCAGGGTGGGATTCGAACCCACGATGCTTCCGCACTTCTGCGTTGATGCCTTTTTTGTTTAATGTGAGGTTCGACTTACCTCATTACAGTTTTT